TGGCAGATCCAATATGATTATTTGCTACATGTCTGCGCAATACTGTCGAGCGCTTGAAACCGTTCACACCAACATTAAAGGCTAAACAAACCATAGCATCAAACTGATTTTGAGTGGCATTTGGTGCGGCTTGATCAACGGCTTTTTCAAAACGCTCTAAATCCTCACGCAACAGTTCCTCGGCCTCTTGTGCGGTAATTGTCATTCCATTGCGCACATGCGGGCCAGTTGAACCATAACCAATAGTTAAAACACCGACGATATCACGATATGCAGTCAAGCGTAGGCCTTCGAAAGATTTAACCAATTCTAAACCAGCCTTGCCAATTTTGCGCCTATCATCGCTTTGCGGCGGTATATTTTCACCATGTTCGGATGCAATGATGGCCTTATTGATCAAATCGACTTCATCTTGACCCAACGGCCCTGCAATTGTGCGAACGGCATCAAATATAGCTTTTGGGTTTTTTAATGTCATTTATCCATCTCCTGCTTTGATGTTGAAGTGCCAAATCTTTTGGTGAAAATTACATCGATGCCATGCGGACCAAGATATCCGGCGATCGCGATCAATCCGCTTTCTGGCGCACCGCTAATTCCAAAATAGCTGCAAAGGCCATGCGCAATAACGCCCATACCGCAAGCAATGATCAGATCTAGTAGCAGCGTCCATGTCCAAAACCGACGATGGCCGCGCTGCACCTGGTATGCGTGGAACATTAATCGGCCAATCATCGCTGCAAACAATATGGTAACCCAACCAATCACTTTATTTGTCATTTCCTCGGGCATTTATTCAACTCCACAATTGTATAATTTCACGTTTTTTGGGGGCGGATTCGGTAAATTCTGGCAAAGTAATGGTGACACCATCGGGCAAGACCGGTCCTAATTCGGCTAAACCCATATTGTTGTCATAGACTTGCTCGCTAATGCCTGCGCTTCTGCCAAATATACGCCAGCAAATTTCATCTACAGTGTCATTATTTTGAGTGGTTATTTGCATTACACCAGCCCAACCATTGTGCGGCGTTGGCCTGTGATATCACGGACAGTATGAATGGCATTTCGGCGATAATCATCGGCGCTCATGCGCTTTGTTTCGCTTAAATCTTCATTTTTACCAGTGGCACTAATATCATTATAACTATCATATATTTCAGCCTCTGCCGAATATTGCACGGCACGAATAAAGAGGAATTCAAGGCGGTTTTGCTCACCAATCTTGCGACCGTTAACATCCGATATTTTTTCATGACCTTTTTCTTCTTGGTCTATTCGCCAAAGCCAGAGTTGATCGGCAATATGGTTCCATGCATTTTGTAATATTCCAACCAATCGTTTATCTGGAACATTGGTACCTACGCGCATCGCATCACGCATATTATTAAAATCAATATCAGGAAAGAAACCATCACCGTTAATGTTGGCACCTTCTGGAGATGCAGGATCAGGCGGGTTAGCAATAAAACTCATAAATACTCCTGATTATTTAGGATGGGGTGAGAAATTTGCTAAGAAGCGGGGACAACTTGCAAAATTTCGCCCCATCCGGCCCGGTGGGCACAGCTTTATTCGGTGGGTAGATCTTTCAACATTTTTTCAAAACGCTTAATTTCAGTTTTTACACCGACTTTAGCGTTTAATTTCAATGCATTGTTATAACATTTTAATATTGTCTTTAGCATGCCATGACGGCCACCTGTGGGCGGGTTATCTTCGTCATAATTTTCATAATCATCAGCGAGTTTATCGCCCAATACGCGATGCAGTTTTGCATTCGCCTGATCGGTGATATCTTCATCCATTGTCATTTCAACGACTTTTTGAATGATTGGTTTTGGGACATCAATTTGACGTTTTAATTGACTGTCAGCAACTTCATCCACCAATAATGTTGCTACATTATTGTTAAACCGTTCGGGCAAAGACAGATCATGTTTGAACATGTGCATCGCAATTTCAAGCGCATAATCCCATTGCTCCAGATCCAGTGCCCAGATCATCACATATCCAATGATATCATCTTGAATAGCATTGCCATCTTTGCCAGCATCGATCGCGCCGCGAACCCATGCCGCATAGCGCCCTATCATATCCGCCTTGGCTTTGATTTTACCATCCATAGCGCGAATGTTTCTCAATGTGTTCAAATCATTGCCAAGCGCAATCAACAATAATGAATGCGTATCATTTGTAGCTGGTGCATTATTTGATGATTGTGCAGCGCGTTCGGCCATTCGTTTTTGATAGTGGCTTTGGGCAGGACTAGGCATGATATTTTCCTCTATATGGGTTCATAAATGGGGGCGGCTAATGCGCCCCCAATATTTTATGCAAGTGCGTCTGGTGCAGCGTCTGCAGGGTCTAAGACTTCGATATTTTCGGCCATGCAGGCATAATCTAGATCTTCAATCACATATGCATCATTGCTGCTTTCGTAATTGATGATACGATCGCGTTCTGGTTTGTCTTTGATATGACGACGGCGCGAACTTTCTTGATAATAGATCGACAAATTATCATAGCGTGTAATCAAAATCGCATTGGCGGGGAAATGCGGCGGCGTTACCGCTTGCAATCCACCAAGGCGCTTGGTTGACATAATGATATCACGCGCCAATTGATTTTCGGGATCATGCTCCTGATTGATCAGTGGGAAATATTTATCATTCAGCAAGTCACTGCCAACCATGACCACCAATTCAGTGTCATCTTTCGCCCATGTAGGCAGCAATGATTGCCGCATATCATAAACCAATGCATCCAAATTATTATAATCACCACCAGCGCCAACGACTACTTTTTCGCTTCCTTCTGCGACTTCTGATAATACACGCGGCGCATTTTCTTCACGCATTTTTTGAAGCCAACCAATGTTCACATCTTGGCGCAAAGGAAATGCAACAGAATCACTATCCTTCTCATAATGTGTGCCATTAAAACCCACCAATAGCCTGTCCAGTGCCTGACGTTTGATAATAAGATCACGGATCATGGTTTGAAAATTGGGAAACTTTGCCCAAGCATCCAATTTGGCATATTTCAGTTCAGTATCGCTGTTGTTTTTTAAACATTCATATTCACGGCCATCGAATCCTGTAGGATCAGTAGATTTGCGTTCTTTGTTATCGGTATTGGTATTGGAAACAATCGGACCACCAATTCCCAAGCCGAGAATTTCACCTGATTTTTCAACAACACCAGTGACGTTGATACGGCTTAGAAATTCAGATGTTTCTTGTGTACGTTGTTCTAATTTTTGTTGAACGCTAGGCTCAACATTAAATTTTTCAGTTGCAGATGCAACGCCGCTTAATAGCGCAATTTGCGAAACAAAAGCATTTAACATGACGCGGGTAGTATTTCTCATGGTTTGGATTCCTTTGGTATTTTGGTATTTGCGGCTTTTGTTTAAAAATTAAGGTTAGCAATCGGTTTTCGTAAAATGATTCCCAGACGATTTAGGACGTGGAGAATTTCCACCAGATTCCGTATCTTCCAAGTCGGATTTCAGTGCCGTCATCTCGGTTGATAATTTTTCTATGCTGGCATTGGTTGCCTTGGTTGATGCTTCCATCGCCGCCGCCATTTGCCCCATCATCACACCAAATTGCGCAAATGTGGCGTTCATATCATTGGTTGATGGATCGGATTCATTGCCGCCTGATTTATCATCATTTGTTTGTGCTGGCGTATCATCTGTTAAAGGTTGACCTTGCGTCATATTATCGAAGAATTTCTTGATCGATGCGAATGCGCCAGCGGCCTCGCTTGTTTCTTCTGCGGTTTCAATATTAAGCGATGCAGCGGTGATATTGCTGTCGGTTGCAGATAATTTAATCGTATCGGGCATGGACCGATTAAATTTCATTTTCTCTGTTCCAATAGCCGCGGGTGTATCGGTCAATGCGCACCCCATTAAATAGGCATAGCCTTTGCCTGCAAAGTTCGGATTAATTTCAACCGACGGATATACTTTTTGGCTGGATTCGTTTAATTTTTCAGCATCATCGGTAACGCTAAATACACCATAAAGACCCATACGTTTTTCATCGGTTCCATTGAAATTCACGGTTACTTCTTCGGCGGATAGTGCCAAAACATCGCCATAAGCATTGAATGGAGCGTCACCAGAAAAGCCCTTAATATGCTCGATATTCAAACGTGCACCATAGGTAGCTGGATCGTATGATTGCGCCATTTGTGTAATCATATTTTCGTCAATATTGCGGCCATCAACGGTTGCACCTGATGTTGCGAGTAAGAATTTTTCGGTCGTTTTCATGGCAATTGCTCCAATTGGTTCATTCATATTCAAATAATGTTGAGAGCAATTGGGTTGAAAAATCACTTTTACGCAACGGTCTGATATTGTGTAAGCGACCATCCACAAGACAAAGACATAATAAACAATGTCATTTTGCGTCATGGATTGATGCATGAACGCTATCACCCATCTTGTCGCTGCACGGCCCAAACGCCGGATTGCCAAAAGCTTGTATTGGCAGGGCTGGACAATTGAACAAATAGCCGAAGAAATTGAGGTTAATAGCAGCACGTTAAGAAGCTGGAAAAAACGCGATGCATGGGACGATGCGCCACCTCGCGCTATTATGGAAGATGCGCTTGAGCAGCAATATTCCATGCTGATTTTGAAACCAAAGAAAACGGGTGGGGATTTTAAAGAGATCGACCTATTGGGCCGCGAAGCGGTTAAAATGGCGCGTATCAAGCGATATGAACAAACTGGTAACGAAGCGGATTTGAACCCCAAAATTGCCAATCGCAATAGCCCCAAAGCGAAAGCCAAGGCCAAAGCCAAAAAGAACCTAGTCGATCAAGATATGCTGGGTCTGCTAAAGGAGGATTTAGACGATACATTATTCGATCATCAAATCGATTGGATGGCGTCAAC